TTCCTGAACTACTGGGTGAAGCGGATCAGAGAAGACAGCAGGCCCTTCGGCGGGTTACAGGTTATCTTCCTGGGCGACTTCCTGCAGTTGCCGCCGGTCAGGACCGACCAGAGCAAGGCATACGACTGGGCTTTCCTGAGTCAGGCTTGGGAGGAGGCCGACTTCAAGACGATCAAGCTCGAGAAGGTGCGGAGGCAGAATGACTTGCCGTTTATTCAGATGCTGAGCGGGTTCCGGGTGGGCAGGATGAAGCCGCGGGACAACCAACTGCTGCGGAGTGCACTCAGGATGAACCCGCCGGAGCATATCACTCGGTTGATGACGCACAACGTGCAGGTGGACAAGTGGAACAACTACCGGTTGAGCTCAATTGATGGCCCGATTGCTGTGTTTGACTCCGAGGTCAGGGGTGTGGATCAGGCGGTGGAGTTCGCCACGAAGAACATGAGCACGCCGCGGGTGCTGCAGTTGAAGCCCGGGGCTGCCGTGATGTTTACCGCGAACGATGCGGAGCAGGGCTTCTACAATGGGCAGGTGGGCCGTGTGGTGGAGTTTCGGGGTGGGTATATCGTGGTCGAGAGCCGCGGTGAGAAGATTTCATTGGGTCGGCGCAAATGGTTCTTTGAGAGTCTGGGGGTGACCGTCCAACAATACCCGCTCCGATTGGCCTACGCGATGACCATACACCGGGCGCAGGGACTGACCCTGGATGCCGCGAGGATTGATATACGGGCGGCCCGGGAGCCTGGGCAGGCCTACGTGGCACTGAGCCGGGTGCGGACACTGGGCGGGATCTACCTGACCGAGTGGCCGAAGGGTTGGTTCATCAGCGAGGAGGCGTTGGCGTTTGAGAGGAGGGCGGAATGACATGGATACTTCCAAAGCAGTTACACACCTTGGCCTGTGCGCTGGATACGGAGGCATTGAGCTTGGACTCAAACGAGCAATCCCAAGTCTGCGCACAATCGCTCTTTGTGAGATCGAAGCCTTCGCCATCAGCAATCTGGTTGCGAAAATGGAAGCGGGACTCATGGACCCGGCACCTATCTGGCCGGATCTTAAGACCTTCCCTTGGGCAGCGTTTTGCGACCGAGTGGACATCCTCACTGGGGGCTACCCCTGCCAGCCCTTCAGCGCAGCCGGCCAGCGCAAAGGAAAGCAAGACCCGCGGCACCTCTGGCCGTGGATTGCAGATGGCATTCGACTTCTCAGACCACGGATCTGCTTCTTTGAAAACGTCGAAGGACATATCAGCCTGGGGTTGTCCGACGTCATCGAAGACCTGGCAGGAATGGGTTACAGAGCGACGTGGGGCATATTCAGCGCGTCTGAAGTCGGCGCACCGCACCAACGCAAGCGGGTGTTCATCATGGCCGTCTCCAGTAGCTTCAGAGGTGCGGCAGGGCTTTCAGGATCGCTCCAGAGGCATGAAGGGGAGTCAGGAGAGTCTGACGACGGTGGTGGTCAAGACGTGGGCAACGCCATCAGCCAGGGAGTGGAAGGGCCACACAATGACGGAAGCGTTTCCGAAGGGGTTCAATCTGACTCTATCAAATCAAGTGTATGGCCCAGCCGCCCCGGCGAGCAGCAGTATGGATGGGAGCCGCCCAGAGTTATCGCAGGAAGGGAGACTTTGGATGACTCCCAAGAGCGGTGCTTGCGGGATGACGGCGACAACGAGCGGAAGACCGTTGGAACGTGCGACACAACTGACAACTCAGGTCCATGTAGTGGAGAAGCAATGGCAGACAGCCACCGTGTCGACCGGAGCGCACCGGCAGAAGGACGGGAGCATGATCGACAAGCTGGATCAGCAGGTGAAGAACTGGGCGACACCGGATGCGAGCGACAGGAGGAGCGACAAGTCGAGGCAAGTGGGTCTGAGCAATCAGATGAAGTCCGAGACGTGGCCGACTCCGGCTTCATCGGGAGTGACAGGAGGTCCGACGGGTCTAGCAGGTGGAGCCGGGAATCGGGAGAAGCTGGCGTCAATGCTACCGGAAGCGGAAGCCAAGGCGATGGGATGCGGCAAACTCAACCCCCGCTGGGTGGAGACGCTGATGGGTCTGCCGGTCGGATGGACCATGCCCAGTTGTGCGTCTCCTGTGACAATAGAACGGATGAGCTCCGACTGCTCGGCAACGGAGTCGTTCCAGCCACCGCAGAGCGGGCCTTCCGAGTGTTGATCAAAGAATTACTATGATGACGACGCAAGAGATTGAGGGCTGGCTGGGCACGCCGCTGTTCCTGGTGCCGCAGAGCCCGGGGACCAAGATACCGATGGTCAAGTACACCCAGGAGACCATGGAGAGTACTAAGCGGGACGTGTACCGGGTCATGCTTGAGCATGGGAACGTGGCGGTGAGGCTGGGGGAGTTCTCCGGAGGGCTGTGCGCGATAGACTTCGACGATGAGGGCAGCCTGGAGGCGTTCCTGAGGGTCAACCCGGTGCTGCAGGGGTCGGCAAGGTGGAAGGGGAAAAGGGGCGCACAGATTGGCGTGAGGATCACGGGCAAGTACCCGGGGCCGTGCGCGGAGCGCAGCACGACCGAGATGGTGCAGGTGGGAGATCGGTTGCTGGGCAAGCCGCTGTATGAGTGGAGGAGCACGGGGAACCTGAGCACGGTGAAGGGCGTGCACCCGAGCGGGTGCGAGTATAGCGTGCTGGTGGACAGGCCGCCGGTGGCGCTGGAGTTCAGCCAGATCCGGTGGCCCGAGGGCTGGCCGGCGCCGGGCAGCCGGGATGAGATCGCGCAGTTGATCCGGCAGCATGGCGTGCCGTGGACCTTTGGCCGGAGCGGCACCGGCAATCTGCAGGCACCGTTCTTCGCGGCCTACATGGCGCACAAGGAGCGATTCCTCTTCGATGCAGTCAGCGGGATGCACTACTGGTACAAGGAGGACCGGGGTATCTGGATGAGCATGAGCCGCGAGGAGATGGCGCAGAAGGCCCTGGAGACCGCCAGGCGCGTTCTGTTGGATCAGGTGGCGTCTACGGAGGACCCGCGGCTGCCGGCGCTGCTGACGAGGCTCACAGCGAGTTTCGCCGATCAGGTGGTGGATCTGATCGGAAGGCTGCAGGTCGAGCGCAATCCGTTCTCCAGGCCGGACAGCGTGGTCCACTGCAGCAATGTCATGGTGGACCTGCGTGCTGCGCCGTATGAGATGCACGGGTTTGGCCCGGAGTGGATGAGCAGGAACCAGACCCCGGTACGCTACGTGCAGGGTGCGCAGAGCCCGATGTGGCAGGCATTCCTGGATCATGCGCTGCCCGAGCAGGATGACCAGATGCTGCTGCAGCGTTGGGGCGGACTTGCGCTGCTTCAGAGGAACAGGCCCCAGGTGATCCTGCTGCTGACAGGCACGGGCGGCGGCGGGAAGAGCACCGTGGCCGGGCTTGTGCGGCGGTTGGTCGGTGATGAGAACTGCAGCGAGCTCAGGACCGCGCACCTGGGGAGTCGGTTCGAGCTGGCCAACTTCCACGATAGGACGTTACTGATCGGCAGCGACGTGCCGCCGGACTTCCTGTCCTGCGAGGAGAGCCAGCAGCTCAAGGCACTGACCGGCGGCGATAGGCTGAGCGTGGAGTTCAAGGGGAAGTCAGGGGCAAAGGCAGTGGTGGGCGACTGGAACGTCATCGTGACTGCGAATAGTCGGCTGAAGGTCAATGTGCAGGGCGACCTGGGTGCGTGGTCGAGGCGGTTGCTGCTGCTCGACTTCAGCCAGCCCAAGCCTGAGAAGGTGATTCCCAATTATCACGATGTGATGATAGAGCGTGAAGGTAGTGGTATATTGAACTGGTTCCTGCAGGGTGCGGAGGATCTGTGCCGGGTCATGCAGGCCGGAAGGCCGTTCCCGGTGACCGAGAGGCAGCGCGGCATGATTGATAACTTGTTGAGCGAGAGCGATAGTGTTAGATACTTTATCGTCAATCATGTCAGAGGCAGCAGTATGTCGTCGGATTGTATCACTACTGAGGAGCTATACAGTGCCTATATGACGATGTGTAACAACAAGGAATGGGGGCCTGAACCGGAGAAGCGTTTCCAGAAGCGTGCTGCTGAACTCATGCTGGAGATACACCAGGCCATCCCGTCGAACCACATTCACCGTAGCGACGGTCAGCAACAACAGTCCCGAGGCTACATGAAAGTTACCTTGACCGCATGAAAAACACTGGATTGGTCAAGCGTAGTCAAGCGTTTGGGACGGGGGACGGCACTTCTCAACTCGGTGCATGGAGTGTAAAAGAGGGTATAAGGTGCTCCAAGGTAGGAATGGAGTTGGGAAATGCCGTCCCTCCCGTCCAAAACGCTAGACACCGCTTGACAGTGGTAGGCCTACGTAAAATTGGCTCGAAATTGGTCGGGCAATGCCCAGCCTGTGCCGAGGTAGGTGGTGATAAGCAGCGCAACCACCTTGTCATCCAGGCAGACGGAAGGTTTGGTTGCGTAATCCACCCCGGCATCAGTGGCAAGGAACATAGGCAACGCATTTTTCAGCTTATAGGAGATAGAAGCGGCAAGGGGAGGCAACACTTGCCCGCAACACCATTAGACATATCATTGTTATGACAGTAACAAACACAACCAAACTATTGATGGAGGCACCGCACCTTGTTAAAATAGGCGTGCAGCGCGGCTGGCTATCGTATCCCAAGAACATGGCATTCAAGGAAGACGGCACGCCAGACCCGGTGATGCATGATGAGCCCGAGGTCACCGAGCAGCGCCATACGCCAGATCTGGCACGCAAGGCCTACGACCTCCGGGACCGTGGCCTCTCATTAAACGACGTCGCAGCAGCCTGCCAAGTGCCCCGAGGCAGCGTCGTCTACCTGATCAGCAAGGGGCATGAACTCTTTCTCGCAAGCCAACGGAAGGACATTGAACCATGACCGCAACCAAGGCAGAATCCCCACAGATGGAAGATCCATTTATTTACGCACCGCAGCCGACCAGCAAGGTGCAAGGCACAACCCAGGCAGGCACCAGGCCGTCCATCCATGTCTCGCTATACGCCTACGGTGGCATTAGTGCCGCCTGTATGATGTCTTGGATCGACCTGACGGCCACCTTCGCCCGTTCTGACAGGCAGACCGATCTGCGCACCATCCGGGAGGATGCGCTGATCAGCCGCTCCCGCTGCCGCGCCACCAAGTGGTTCCTCGACTCAGGCAAGGATGTGTGGGTGCAGCTCGACCACGACATCGAGTTCACTGCCGCCGATATCATCCGCATGGCCGAGCTGGCCCATGAGCACCAGGCAACGGTGTGCATCCCCTACTCATGCCGCTCACTGCCCGCCAGGCCGGCCCTGCGACCCAAGGTCGAGCACCTGCAGGCCCTGAAGCATCAGGTCAATGACGCAGAGTGCGCAGCGGAGCTGGTGCCCATTACGATGTTCGCCTCAGGATGCCTCGCAATCCCCCGTAAATGCCTTATGGCGACACTTGATGCGCTGGGAGGGTCAGGAGTGCAGATGCCGTACAGGATCGACTGGTGCGACGATGTGAGGGTCGACAGGTTCCCGACCCTGTGGATGCCCATTGCCATGGATTCCATGCCGGGCAAACTCGAGTATCTCAGTGAGGATTACGCTGCCGCGGTCAGGATGACCCTGGCCGGAGTAAATCACTACTCAATGAAGCCCAAGAAGCAGCTCAACCACTGGGGAGAGTTCCCCTTTAGCTTTGCGCCTTATGCCGGGTAAGAAGACCAGGGCATCACTGAGTGATGTCGCTGCAAAGGCTGGGACCGACAGAAACCGCGTAGCGTGGGCACTACGTGATGACCCAAGGCTTCCAAAGGAGTTCAAGGATAAGATCAGAAAAGCTGCAGAGGAGGTTGGCTACAGTAAGCCACCGACTAACCAGCATTCAAACTCCAAGCTGGACCAAGAAAAGGCAGACATAATTGTCGATGGCATCATCAAGAATGAGTCGCTTGCAAAGATTGCAGCGGATGCTGGATTGAGTGAGCAGACTGCGTTTAAGTACATTAGGGGAGTCAAAGTGCCGCACGACTACCCCGAAAATGAGGATGACTGGCGCAAGGATGTTACTGGATTTCTGGAGGTCGCAATATGGAAAGGCACGAAACGACTAGCCCAGGAATCAATGGCGTTCATCGATGACCGCAGCCTTCCCGTAGCGGTAGCGGTGCTAACCGACAAGCTTGCCAATATCAAAGGCCAGCCCACCAGTATCCACCTCGCCATGACCGCCTCGGTGAACCACCGCGACCTGATGAAGGACTTGAAAGAGCGCGACGTGACGCCTGTGAACGACGAGCAGACGCCCGATGTAACCGACTGACTGAGTATGATAAAATAGATTATCAGGCCCTGATAACCACCCCGGCGTCCGCCCGATCCAGCTATCCCCAGGCCACCCCCCGGGGGAGGGGGTCAGGCAATCCGCAGGAACGGTAAAAGTCGACGGGTTTCCCAAAACGAAAAATATTGATAAATGAGCCAACCCCTCTGCCTCACCTGCTCCAAGCCCTTCGAGATCATCAAGGTCCGCACCGGCTCCAATCAGAAGCGCTTCTGCTCCGACGCCTGCAACGACACCTGGTGGAACGAGCAACCGCAGCACCCCGTCATCCCCAAGGTCGACGCCTCGCACCCCCGCGCACTTGAGCTCAAGCAGAAGCGCACCCAGCTCGTGCTCCTCGAGAAGGCCGACCCCTACACCTACGGCTACATCCCGGACCACTGGGAGATCGCCAACACCGAGTTTCAGGCCACCCAGGAGCTCCTTATCTCTGGCGGCAACCGCGCCGGCAAAACCCTGTGGGCCGCACGCCGCGTGGTGCAAACCCTCCTCGAGAAGGAAAACGCCAGCGTCCTCTGCTGCCACACAAGCCACGCCACCTCGGTCACAGTTCAGCAACCCGCAATCTACAATTACCTACCCGTCGCCCTCCGGGCGACCAAGAAGGGCCGCATCCACTACCTGAACTACAGCCGCAAGAACGGTTTCACCGACGGCTCATTCATCCTACCCAACGGATCACGCTGCGACTTCCTGAACTACACGCAGAGCGAGAACACCATCGAGGGCCGGGAGGCCGACCTGATCTGGTGCGACGAGCTGGTCCCGCAGTCCTGGGTGGACACACTCCGCTACCGCCTCATCACCCGCCGCGGCAAGCTCCTGGTCACCCAGACACCCCTCGAGGGCGTGGCCAGCGTCTACAAGGAGTTCACCGCCGGCTCCTCAATCTCCGCTTTCCACGACGCCGAGCTCATCAAAGGCAAGCAAGCGCTCCCCACCTGGCCCCTCGGCAAGGCCGCCCGCACCATGGTGCAGCCCCAGACCAACCGGCGCACCGTGTTCTTCTTCTCGGAAGACAACCCCTACAACCCCTTCGACGAGATGAAGTCGAAGCTAGTCACCTCGCCTATGGGCCAGATCCTGACCCGGGCCTACGGATGGGCCAGTGACAACATCGGCAAGGCATTCGCCCGTTTCCGCCCCGATATCCACTGCATCCCGGCCTCCAAGGTGCCCCCGGGCGGCACGCTGTACATGGTGTGCGACCCTGCGGGCGCCCGCAATTGGTTCTGCCTGTGGCTCCTTGTGTATGAGGACGGCAAGCGCATCGTTGTCCGCGAGTTCCCGGACTTCTCCAACTTTGGCGAGTGGGCACTGCCCTCCGAGAAGCCCGACGGCAAGCTCGGGCCTGCGCAGACCTTGGATGCCGGGCGGTCGATATCCGAGTACCGTAACCTATTCAGGACCATTGAGGCCGAGCTCGGTTACGGCGAGCCCGTGATGCGCCTGATCGACCCCAAGGCCGGCGGTTCGCCCGCACTATCCGAGGCCGGCGGCACAACCCTGATCGACCTCCTGGCCGAGTCCGACAACCCCCAGGACGAGCCCATGGCATTCGTACCGGCACCCGGCGTGCCCGTCGACCAGCGCACCAGCGCCATCAACAGCCTCCTCTCCTACGATGCCACCCAGCCGCTCACCCCGCTCAACGAGCCCTCGCTCTACATTACCGACGACTGCGTCAACCTTACCTACGCACTCTCCGAGCACACCGGGCGCGACGGGCAGAAGGGTGCGACCAAGGACCCCATCGACTGCTTGGGGATGCTCTTGGTCTCCGGTCTTGCGTTCGTAGGCCATGGGGGCTTTGATTGCCGCGGCGGCGGTGGATACTAACAAAAGACACTATGCAAGGAGATTCCTACAAGCAGGCAACCGACGTGATGGCACGGGTCGGCGACGAGCCCAATGTCAGCGCACTGACCGAGGAGCTGCGGCGTTCGGCCACCGACTACGGCGTCTTCGCCCGTGTCGAGAATGCCGAGAATGTGCGCTACTGCCGCTGGCCTGGTCAGACCGACGACGGCAAGAAGTGGAATGATGCCAACCGCAACAAGCCGGCATTCCCCTGGGACGGCGCCTCCGACACCCGCATCCCGCTTGCCGACGAGGTGATCAACGGCCTCGTGGACCTCTGCAGCACCTCCTTCTGGCGCTCGATGCTCCGCGTCAGCCCCACCAACATCAGCCAGCTTGATCAGGCCGTCACCGCGCACAACCTGATGGACTGGACGGTCAATGCGAAGATGTACAACGACCTCACCCGCGAGGTCGAGCTGCTCTCCCAGTACCTATGGACCTACGGCTGGGCCGGTGTGCACGTCACCTGGCAGCAGGAGATGGGTCAGAAGGAGCAGTACCTGACCATGGACCAGATCATGGCTCTGGCAGCCCAGTCCCCACAGGACTCCATCCTTGCCGACCTGCCCAACCTCATCGCCAATCCCGAGGCCGACGACCAATCCGCAGAGCTCCTCCTCTCGGCCTTCCCCAACCTGCGCAAGCGCCGGGCCCTCAAGGCCATCCGCGACCTGCGCACCGAGGGCGAGTGCGACTTCCCCATCCCGACCATGGTCACCAACAAGCCCATGGTGGCAGCCCTCGCACCCTACGACGAGCTGGTCTTCCCGCCCGAGACCACCGACATCCAGTCCGCCCGGGTGGTGTTCCGACGGTTTTACATGACCGAGGCCGAGCTCTTGAACAAGGTCGAGACCGAGGGCTGGGACGCCGAGTGGGCCCAGGAGGCGATCAACACGATGGGCCGTTTCAGCGACTACTCGGCCTACACCTACGCTGCTGTCGGCCTGGCCGAAAACTCCATCCTCGACCGCGAGAACCTGATCGAGGTGGTCTATAGCTACCAAAAATCAATCGACTCCGACGGCATCCCGGGCGTGTTCTACACCGTATTCAGCCCTCAGGTGGGCGACAAATGGGGCTACTTCGACCTCTTGGACTACACGCACGGGCAGTACCCGTTTGTGGTGTGGCGCAGTGAGCTCATCCACCGCCAGATCACCGAGAGCCGCGGCGTGCCCGAGGTCTGTTCCACCTGGCAGCACGAGGTTAAGGCCCAGCGCGACTCCATCTTCGACTACACATCCCTCGCCACGCTCCCGCCCATCGAGGTCCCTAAAACCCGCGGCGGCAACCTGAAGATCGGTCCCGCCATCCAGATCCCTGTCCTGCGCCGCGGCGAGATCGGCTTCTTGGCACCGCCCGCCCGCGAGCCCGGTGTTGCCTTCCAACTGATCGCGGCCATCGAGGCCCAGACCGACCGCTACTTCGGCCGACCGACCGA